GTTTCAGAATTCTTTGATGTAAAAGTTTCTTATGGCGAAAATGGTGAAATAGATACTCACTATTATCCCTACGATGAAGGTAAAGCATACAAAGTTAGAAAGCTTCCAAAAGAATTTCATTGGATACATAAATCAGGCAATCTATTCGGACAAAGTAAGTTTAATGGTGGCGGTAAAAGATTGATTATTACTGAAGGCGAAATTGATGCATTAAGTATTGCCCAAGCATCTCTAGATAAATATAAAAAGATTTATCCAGTAGTAGCAATGTCTTCAGCTACAATGACAAAAGCTTTATTAGAGAATAGAGACTGGATTAGAACTTTCAATGAAGTAGTTCTTTGTTTAGATAATGATGAGGCAGGACAAAAAGCAACAGAAGAAGCAATTAAGATTATTGGAATTGATAAAGTAAAAATAGCAAAATTACCTTGTAAAGATCCTAATGAAGTTTTAGTCAAATTTGATAGCAATAAATTGCTTCAATGTGTATTTGATGCTGCATCACATGTTCCTGCAGGAATTATTGGAAAAGAAGATCTTTGGAAAGCATTAGAGAATTATAATAGCGTACCATCAGTTCCGTACCCAGCCTGCTTAGAGGGTGTAAATTCTAAATTAAAAGGAATGAGACCTGGTGAAATAACATTATTTATTTCTGGTACAGGCTCTGGTAAAAGTACTATTCTTAGAGAAATTATATTACACTTGCTTGATACAACAAAAGATAAACTAGGTATTATTAGCTTAGAAGAAGCTCCTGCTGAGACCGCAAGAAAATTAGCAGGTATGGTTTTAAATAGAAATCCTGCAAAGGATGAGATACCTATTTTAGAATTGAAAGAAGGTTTTGATAAAGTCTTTGGCGACGATAGAGTGATTGTACTTGACCATCAAGGTTCAATGAACGATAATAGTATTGTGGATAAATTAGAATACATGGCTTTAATGGGTTGTAAATACCTATTTATTGATCATATAACAATTCTTGTATCAGAAGGCGTTGAAAACTTAACTGGAAATGAAGCGCAAGATAAGGTCATGAATGATCTGTTAAGGATAGTTAAACGACACCCTGTTTGGATTGGTTTGGTTTCACACTTGAGAAAAGCCCCTGGTGGCTCTAAGTCTTTTGAAGAAGGTAAGTTACCGTCATTGGACGATATTCGTGGTTCAGGTTCTATTAAACAAATCTCATTTGATGTTATTTCATTTGCCAGGCATCTTACAGCCACAAGTGAAAAAGAACGAAATAGTATTAAGATGAGAATTCTAAAATCTAGATATTCTGGCTTGACTGGTGTAGTTAGAGGTGCATGCTACAACTATGAAACTGGAAGATTAATTGGATTAACTGAAGATGTTAACGAGGACTTTGTATCAATTTAATCTCAAGTAAAAGGAAAATAATGAGCGAAATTATAACACCATGGTCAACAGTAGGTTATTTGACTTATAAAAGAACCTATTCAAGACCAATGGAGGGAACTACACAGACAGAGGAATTTAAAGATACTGTAGAACGTGTGTTAACCGCTGCAAGAGAACAACTTGGAGTTGGCTTTACTGATGACGAAGAAGATAGAATGCGTGAGTACATTTTGAAATTAAAATGTTCTGTTGCAGGAAGATTCTTATGGCAATTAGGTACAGGTACAGTTGATAAATTAGGATTAGCTTCATTACAAAATTGTGCATTTACTCTTGTTGATAGTCCAATACGTCCTTTCTGTTGGACTATGGATATGTTAGCATTAGGCTGTGGTGTAGGTTATAATATACAAAGACAACATGTAGAAAAATTACCAATTGTCAGAGACTGGTTTACTCCACCTACTAGAGATGATAGTGGTGGTGCAGACTTTATTATTCCAGACTCAAGAGAGGGATGGGTAAGATTCTTAGGTAAAACTTTAAAATCTGCTTTTCTAAGCGAGACAAAATCTAAAGGAACTTTTAGCTATTCTACTCAGGCTATTCGAGGCAAGGGCACTCCTATCAAAGGCTTTGGTGGTGTAGCATCTGGTCCAGAAGATCTTGTTTGGGGTATTAATAAAATTGCTTCAATTCTCTATAATCGTAGAGGAAAGAAAATTAGACCAATCGATGCATTAGATATTATGAATATCATTGGTCATATTATTGTTGCTGGTAATGTAAGACGATCTGCACAAATAGCAATTGGAGATCCAGATGATGTAGAGTTTTTGTTAGCTAAGCGTTGGGATATGGGTAGTATTCCTCCATGGCGAGCAATGTCAAACAATAGCGTAGCTTGCGATGACATGAGAGATTTACACGAGTATTTCTGGGATGGTTATGATGGCAAGGGTGAACCTTACGGACTAATCAATATGCGCTTATCACGCAAAGTCGGTAGACTTGGTGAAGAGCAGTATCCAGATCCAGAGGTAATGGGGTATAATCCGTGTGCTGAACAAAGCTTAGCTCCATTTGAAACTTGTTGTTTAGCAGAGGTATTTTTACCAAATGTAGAATCAAAAGAAGAATTTCTAGATATTCTTGAATTGTTGTATCGTATTAATAAACATTCCTTAACTCTGCCTTCACATCACCCCGAAACTGAAAAGATTGTTCATAAAAACATGAGAATGGGTATTGGTCTTACAGGTATCCTTCAAGCAAGCGAAGAGCAAAACTCTTGGATGAATGAGGGTTATGAATACTTAAGAGACTTTGATAATAGATACTCAGAGTTAAAAGACCTTAATCCTTCTATCAAATTGACAACTGTAAAACCTTCTGGTACATTGAGTTTATTGCCTGGTGTTACTCCTGGTATTCATCCTGCATATGCTCGTTACATGTATCGAAGAATTAGAATTGCAGCAGATCATGCATTAGTTCAGTTGTGTAGAGAACACGG